TTTATTATAATATAACAACAATTAGTGAAAATGATGGTAAGTATTATTGGAATAAAAATATAGAAACTAAAAATACTGAGTTGTACGGTTCATTTAATTCAATAGAAGAAGTTAAAAAAAATATCACGATTAACAAGAAAGCCTAAACAAATTATTGGTTCGGGAAGAACCTTTGATGAACAGAAGATGGGTTCTGAACCGATCTTTGATGAAACTTCTACTCCAACTGATATCATGCATGGATTGAATTGGTATAGTCATTTTCATGAAGCAGATCAATCTAAAAAATGGATGCTGGAATACATGAAACATTCTGGATATAGTAAAGAAGATATTCAGAAAGTAAGATCCTTTCCATGGGGAAAAGGTGGACTTCTTGTTGATGGACCAAACGTTGTTCATTTGAAGGGAGGAGGTTTTCTTGCTAGAATGATTATGAGAGGATATGAACATTTTCCCAAAGAGTATGTAGAGAAAATTAGTTACCTTATTGACTACAGTAAGAAAAGAGGCGAACTTGTTTCAAAAGAAAAATCTGCTGAAAAAGAAATTAACGGAAATGATAAGCCATCTATACAAGATCATATAAAAGAACAAGTCTCTTTATATGCTTCTGAAATAGAAGAATCTATAGATGATTTCTTTGATAATGACTATAAGCCAACTATAAGCGTATATGATTGGTTGGTTAGTAAACAAGTTAAAGGATTAATCGCAAAAAAGATAGCAAAAGAATTTGAACCTTATATAGAAGAAATAAGATTAATTCCGACAGATGAAGATTTAGCAGAAGCATTTGCTCATATGAAGAAGAAGCAACTTGCTAGTTATGAGAATTATATACAAACAATTATTGATGATTGCGAAAGATACTCTGCTAATTTTAGTAAGCAACAAAGAAAACCACGAAAGAAAAAACCTGTTTCAGTTTCGAAACAAATTGCTAAATTAAATTACAAAAAACAAGATAACGAATATAAAATAGCATCTATCAATCCATCTGAGATTGTTGGTGCTGATCGATTGTATATATTTAATTCAAAGTATCGTAAACTTGGTGTGTATCAAGCAGAAGGTCATGCAGGACTATCTGTAAAAGGAAGTACTCTCCGAGGATTTGATACATCACTTTCTAAATGTAAAAAAGTAAGAAAGCCAGAAGAAGTATTGACAAAAATGCTTTCTGGTGGTAAAATTGCTATTAAAAGACAATATGAATCTATTAATTCTAAAGAAAAGGATTTAACGGGTCGTATTAATAATGAAACTATACTGCTTAAAGTTGTAAAATGATATTACTTGATTATTCACAAATCGTTATTGCAAATGTAATGATGAATAAGAAATCAATGTCTGAAGATTTTGTTAGACATGCGGTTTTAAATACCATAAGAATGTATCATCATAAATTTAGTGATGAATATGGTGATCTGGTTGTTTGTTGTGATGCAAAAGACAATTGGCGAAAGGATGCATTCAAATATTATAAAGCTCAAAGAAAAACAACAAGAGATAAATCTGATTTTGATTGGGTTGAATTATACAGAATATTGCATATAGTACGAGAAGAAATAAGTGAAAACTTTCCTTATAAGGTTATATACATAGATAAAGCAGAGGCAGACGACATTATTGCTACTATTGTAATGAAACGAGAACAAAAAGCGAAAAAATTGTGGCAAGAGAATAATAATGAATCTGTTACTGGCATTGAAGAATTATTTGTTGAACAAGAACCCGTTTTAATATTATCAAGTGATAAAGATTTTGTTCAGTTACAAAAATATCCAAATGTGGATCAATATTCGCCTCTTACGAAGAAATTTCTTAATACTGATAATCCAGAAAATTTTTTAAGAGAACATATTCTTAGGGGTGATGTAAGCGATGGTGTTCCTAATTTTTTGTCTAGTGATGATACATTTGTTGTTATGGATAAAAGACAAACGCCATTATCAAAGAAAAAAGTTTCAGTTTGGTCCGAGCTTGAGCCTGATGTATTTTGTCAAGGTGAACAGTTGCGTAACTATCGTAGAAATGAAATGTTAATCGATTTAACAAACATTCCTGAATGGTTGCAAACTAATATTGTGGTTGAATATGATAGTCAACCTGAAATTGGTAGAACTAAACTTTTTAACTATTTCGTAAAACATAAACTTAAAAATTTAATGGAGCATATAAATGAATTTTAGGAGCAACTATGGCCGCTAAAATGACAAGTGAAATTTTTGCTGTAGCGAATGGATTACAGTCTGATGAGGAACGTGTTAATTATTTACGACAAAATCAAACAAAAGCAGTAAGGGAATTGTTGCGGCATAATTTTAATAAAGATATAAAGTTTTTACTTCCTAAGGGGAGACCAGATTTAACATCGACACCTGATGATATGGATTTTAAACCACAAAACAGTTATCTTCCAAATATTGGGCCTATTGATGATGGTGCCACCTTAAATTATGAAGTAAGACGATTATATTTGTTTATTGAGGGGGGACATCCAACGTTAACCAGCGCAAAGCGTGAAACTTTGTGGATCGAATTGGTTAATTCCTTAGCCCCATCTGAAGCTGATGATCTTTGGCATATGAAGGAAAAAGAACTTCAAAAAAAATATGACAAGATTACTCATCACGTGGCTTATAACTCTTTTCCGGAGTATCTTCAACAACCCGAACCCGAACCTACTAGGGATAATCAGGGCCGTTTTACAAGCACCAAAAAATCTAAAGCGAAAAAGAAAGCAAAAAAATGAAAGTATTGATGGCCTGTGCTGGCATGAATACAGAGTTAAGGCCCTTTACGGATATGATGCCAAAGTGTTTATTGCCAGTGAAGGCGAAACCGATACTGTTTCACAATCTTGAATGGTTAAAAAAATTCGATATTAGTGAAGTAGTTATTACAACAAGTTATTATCATAATCAAATTGAATTAGCATTAAAAAAATTTCAATTTGAAAATTTTAGTGAAACTAATTTTAGTATTAATGTTCATAAGCAAAAAGGTAGTGTTGGAACTGCACAATCTTTAAATCAATTAAGTTATAAATTTGATGAAGATGTTTTTTTATTTTTGCATGGTGGTAATTTATATGATTTTGATATAGAAAACTATTATAAAATCCACAAAAATAATGGGAAACCCATTTCTATCTTATCTCATATGTCTATGGGAGATAGTAAATATAAAAATTTTATTAAATATAAAAACGGCTCTGATAAAATAGAAAAGATTTCGGTTAGACCTGATTATAAAATGACTAAAGAACTTTTAGCAACATCAGGAGCGTGTTATTTAAGTCCAGCGATTTTTGATAAATTTAAAAAGAAAGATAGACATTTGTTTGATGATATCATTCCAAAACAATTAGATGATATTAATGTAATAGTAGATAATACTTCAGTTCGATTTATTAATACCCCAAGAGAATATTTGTCAATCGCAGAATCAAAAGGTATGGCTAGTATTCATAAAATGTAGAAGGATTATTATGCCAATATATGACTATAAATGTACAAAATGCGAAAAAGTCTTTGAAAAAGAATTAAAAATAGCTGACAGAAAGATTCCAACAGAATCAACATGTGTGGAACAAATTCTATATGATGAGAATCCTACTGATCATGGCTTTGAGACTTGTGGTGGTGAAATAACACAATTAGTTTCTGCTCCGGGATTTGCTTATGATAATATTGGACCAAAGAAACCAGATGCGGCCTTTAATGATAAGCTAAGAGAAATAAAGAAAGCCCATAAGTATAGTACCGTACCTATAATTGAATAGAATAATGTTTATACACGAAAATGTTCTTGGAGATTTAGAACTAAAAACTTCAAATGAAAACGGAAAAAGATGTTATGTAACTCCTGATGGTGAAAAATATCCTTCTGTTACTACTGTACTTTCAGATTATAAAAAAGAAGGTATAATCAAATGGAGAAAACGTGTTGGTGAAAAACAAGCCAATAAAATTTCCACTCAAGCATCCCGCCGCGGTACAAAAGTTCATAAACTTTGTGAAGATTATTTGAATAATGAATTGTCATTTGACGATTATACTCCTGACAATGTTGTTATGTTTAAAAGTATTCAATCTATTTTGGATGAAATAGAGTTGGTTTATGGCCAAGAACGTACATTATTTTCAAATCATTTAAGAGTGGGGGGAAGAGTTGATTGTGTTGGTGTATTTCGTGGAAAAAAACACATAATTGATTTTAAAACTTCAAGCAAACCCAAGAAAGAAGAATGGATTGATAATTATTTTATGCAGGGTTCAGCATATTCTGTTATGTGGGAAGAAATGACTGGTGTATCTATACCTTATATCGCAATAATTATTGCTGTAGCAGATGAAGTACCACAGATTTTTATTGAGCATAGAGATAATTGGATTGATAAGTTTATAGAAATCAGAAATAATTATGATAACAGTTAATTTAGATACAATTATTCTCAATCCTGAATTATTATTTCAAGCATATGAATTAAAATTTGAAAAAGATTCTATACTTCTTTATGATCTACCAGAAGGATCTAGACTTTTTCCATTAGATTCTTCTTCTTATATTGAAGGCTTACTTGAAATTAAAGATGATCCCGTGGAACGTGAAGAATTATTTGGTATTATTACAGGTTGCGATGATGATGATTCGCTTAGGTAT